TTGTCGTTTGTTTCTGTAAAAATAACCGGATAAATTGCGTTCATAAAACTACTCCTTTGAAAAGATTTGTACCGCCCTTCCGGGCGGACGGCTCACAAGCCCCATCGCTTGATGATTGCTTTGGCAAGCATTTCGTTTATTTCCGTATGCCGTGGGACTTGTTCTTCGTCCTCGCCACGCTTATAAACATCGTGCTTTCCTCCGTGCCTTGCAAAAGCAAATCCTGCTTTTTTAAGCCGCTTAATCAAATCTTTTCGTTTCATAATTCTATTATACACACTATATACACATTGTCAATAGATTTTGTAAATCTTCAACGCTATAAAATTCGCGACCCTCAACTTCTGTAATTAAAAAATTCGTTATAATTTATATTTCTTTCCTTGCACCAATCTTCAAGATTATTTTCCACTTAATTGTCATTTTTCTTTTATCTTCTGTCATTTTTCCACCTCGCTTAAAAATTGCTCAGCTTGTTTTTATCTCAAGCCGTTATCTTTTTCCTAACTTTTTTTCCAAGTCTTCTAATCCATAGAATTCGTGCCCTTCAACCTTTGTGTTTTCTAATCCTATGAATATAATCCCGCCGTCTGACGGCATGTACTCTGCTATAACTTCAGGATATTTCGTTTGAATATGTTTTGAAACTTTGTCTATAGCCGTTTGGAAAACATTATATTCATTACGTACAGCATCAATAAGTCCCTTTGCGGTTTTAATAAAATCTGTCACTTCTCCACCTCCTTAATTTCCATCCTCAAAAAAATATCTTTTACCGCAATTACAGCATCTAACAAATTCATAAAAAGTATAGCTGTCAAAACAATATGAACGCTTTGAGATATGAATCACATTAAAATCTTCTCGTTCACATACAGGACAATTAGAACCGCCAAATCCATTGAAAGTATATATCTTTCCATTATACTTCTGCTTTACGGCATAATCTTCCGCAAGTTCTTTTTGCTTCATTTTCTTTTATCTCCTTAATTCCCATTTATCTTTGCAGTTTACACAGTCGCAATAAGTCAAATCACATTTAGCGTCATAACATCCACCTGTATTGACGTGGTATAAATGCTTACAGTTTCCACCTATACGCAGGCCTTCCGCTTCTTCCATTTTATCTGTCTCCTTGATTCTGTAGTCGTCAGGATCGCTGTCGAAGCTCGGGCGGAGCCAGTCCACCCAGGTTCTCCCGTCAAGCCTAAACTGGATTGTCCTGCCTTTCTCATGCGCTTCTTTTAACTCTTCGATAGTCATTTAACCTCCTCCTCGATGTCCGAGAGCTCTATCAGGAACTTCGTGAGGTCCCTTCTTATCTCGAGGCCCTTTCTTCGAAGCTCTGCGGTGTCGCAGTGCCCTGACTCCACAAGAGTCTGGAACCTCCTCATCCCGTCGTACAGACCGAGTCTGTCGGCAAGGTCGAACAGTTCTGAATTTTCCGTCTGGTCGAATATCATGCCGCTCCTCCTTAAAAAATCATTTTGTCTATGTCAAGTGACTGCTGCCAGGCATCATCAGCCAGTGCCACGTCAAGGCGGTTGTTCGCCATTATGCTTGTTATCACCCCGTCAATCCTCTTGCTCGACTTGGTGAACTGGGGCTTCACGACCTTGATGTTGTCGTTCGGGTCGGTGCGGATTGTCGCGCAGCTCACCATCCAGCGCATGACCGGGTTGTTGTCGATTATGCGCTTTTCGCTCACGGCCTTTTCCCATGCCTTCGACGGCTCGGACATGTACGTTATGCCCTGGTTGAACTCGACCATGGTGAAGCTGTCGGCGAGCGGCGCGATTATCAGGCTTGAGAGGTTCCTGTCGTAGGCAATCTCCTGAATCCTGTAGTGAGCCGCATCCCTCCTTATGTCCTCGAACATGAAGGCGTAATCAACGGTCTCCCCCGGTGTGGCGGCGATGAATCCGTCCTTCACCCATTTCTCAATCAAATAGGTGTCGGTTTTCATTCTGACCTCCACCATGTCGCGTGGGATGTAGAATCTGTGCTTCGCGTATTTCCTGCCGTCGGGAAGGGCGAAGTACATTGTCCATGCGGTGAAGTCCGTGGTCTTCGAGAGGTCAAGGGCTCCCCAGCACCGCAGTCCCTCAAGTTTCTTCTCGCTGAATCTCCTGATGCACCGCCTCCAGTGTGCGTCGTCAATCCAGCAGTCGGCGTTGTTAATCCACACATCCATCCGCTTCGTCAGGAATTCAGCCATCCCGGAGCTTTTCTGCCTGGCATTCAGAAGGGCCTTCCTGAGCTCGTCGGTTGAAATCGCACCCTCCACGTCAAGGTTCGGGTTCGGCTTTATCCAGTTTCTCTCGTTTTCGGGGTCGTCGTCCTTGTCAAGCTCGTAGATGACCGCGAGATAGTTGTCGTTCTCGTAACCCCCTCGCCCCCTCAAGCATCTTCACCACACGCTCGTATTCCTCGTGGCAGGGTGAGGCAAGGTTGTGTCCGGCCGTGGTGATTATGAAAATCAACGGCTGCTCACGCGCTCCCATTCCCGACTCAATCACGTTCAGAAGCTCGTCGGTCTTGTGGGCGTGGTATTCATCGATTATTGCGCAGGAGGGGTTCAGTCCGTCCTGCACCTTGCTGTCGGACGAAAGGGCCTCAAACTTTCCGTCCCCGCATGTAAGGCTCTGGGCATGCACCTTTATGAACTGCCCCAGAACGCTTGAATAGCGCACCGTGTTCTTTGCATTGGAAAAGGCAATCTTCGCCTGATCCCGCTTGGTTGCTGCGGAATACACCTCGGCCCCCCTTTCGCTCACAAGGTCGTAGAGTCCCACCCCGGAGGCAAAGAAGGTCTTGCCGTTCTTCCTCGCCACCTGAAGATACACCCTGCGGAACCGCCTCTTGCCGTTGTCCTTCCGTCTCCATCCGTATAGCATGGCAATCACCCACTGCTGCCACGGCTGGGGAACGAGTTTCTGCCGGGCAAGCGCACCCTTCGTGTGCACCTGCTCGCGGAAGAAGTCGATTGCATTCTGCGCGTGCTCATCATCGAATCTGTACGGGAACGTCCCGCAGCTCTTTAGGAGGTCATCCGAGTGCCTCTTCACTGCCAGCTTCACCATGCGGCACACGGTCAGTCTGCCGGAGAGCACGTCGTCCACATACTGGTTGTACTCGTAGGTCATTCCGCTAACCGTTCCCTATGATTTTCAGAACCGCATCTGTTTCCGGCTTTTTTTCGGTGACGTTGCCCCGCACTCTTGCAGCATTGACAGGGGTGTCGCCGAACTGGGCCATTATCTTCTGGAATTCCTGCTCGTACTTGAGGGCAAGATCCATCGCGTTCTTTGTGTTCGGACCGAGGGTCAGGAGATACCGGGCAAGCCCACCGGCCGATTCCACGAGATCTCTGCAGTCCTGGGCACGCTGCCACCAGTAGAAGGCATGCTCAAGCGTCGGAAGGGTGAGGATTGTCACCATCCTTGCGCGGCACAGGGCCGGAACGACCTGATTCCACATGTCCCTTGCCTTTCCGGTGATTGTGGGAGGGCACTCGATGCCTTCAAGAGGCTCAAGGTTCGTTCCCCTGTCACCGTGGCGGCACTTCTGGTAGGTTCCGTCGAGTATGTGCTGCTCAACCGTCTTCGGAAGTCTTCCAGGCATCCCGTTACCCCCTTTTCTTCAAAACGCACGTGCACGCGAAGGAGGGGGCGTGTTGGTCATCCCCCTTCCCCGGATTATTTTTTATACCCCTATCCCCGCGGAAGTAACCGTTCTCCTCAAGAGTCTTCGCACTGTGGTGTTTCCAGCAGAGCGGCTGCCAGTTAAAATGATCCCAGAACAGCAGCTCGTTGCCTCTGTGCGGCTGGATATGGTCAACCACCACCGCAGGTTTTCCGCACACCGCACATGCAGGATATTCACGAAGGAAAGCCCTGCGCTCCCTCTTCCATCTCGCGCTTGCGTACAGATTGTGCCATGCGGAGCTCTCCTTCCGCTGCGGTGACGGACTCTTTCCCCACTGCGCCTCCATCTGGATGTGTCTAATGCAGAAGTGCTTTCCTGGAACCGCCTGTGAGTAGCATCCCGGCTTATGGCATACCGTTGTCTTCATCTCCGTATTCCTCCTCATACCCGTTCTGATCCATGAGACGCTCCAATTTCTCCGAATCAACATAATCAACCAGTCTCTCGGACTTTGTCCTGTAGTCAACCGCATGTCTCACTCCGTTGACCACCACCGACACGAAGTCCTTGACCACGCAGTAGTTCCATCCGTACTCATCGAGATAGGTGGTCACTCTTCCCGAAGGTGTCTTAAGCCTGACACGCTTATTCCTGTATCGCTTCATTACGTACAGCACCGCATCGCCCGTCCTGTCCTCTATCTCCTCCTGCCCCATGTGCAGTCCCCTGCGCTTCACAATGCCCCGGACGCACCTCCCCGCAATCCCCCTCACAGCTTCCCACAGCATGGCTTCTGCCCCGGGGTCGCCGTCCTCCAGCCATCTGGCCTGAAGCGTCAGAAGGCGTTCGTTGTCCGGGGAAGGGGA